GGGACCCTCAGCCTTAGTAGTCTCAACAGCCTCTGGCTTGATTTGTTCTGCCTCCTCTCTCGCAGGCTTTTCTTCTGGCTCAGCCTCTTCCTCAAGCCTGGCTTCGAGCACGTTCCTGATGTATTTGACTGCCTCAACCACGTCATCGAACCCATAGTCACGATAGACTGCCGAGACCCATTTGCAGAAATCAACCTCATCCCTCCCCACTTCATTAAGGCACCTGGAGAAGTCATCATTGCCTTTAGCCATGTAGTTCACGTATTCTATTCTGGCATGAGGGTTTGCCGGCTCCTCCACAATGCTTATTTCCAGGAGCTGGAGGAATGTGACAAGGTCTGCCTCCTCCTCCTTCCCATCATCGCTCTTTATCTTCACCTTCTCCTCTTTGCCCACCCCTCCTATCGAGAACCCCAACATTTTCCCAGCCTTTACCTCCTCCCAGAGCTGGTCGGCAGGGATCACCCCCTTGTATATCTCTGCCTCGATCCAGAGCCCAGGCTTCCCCGTGTCAGGGTGTTTCCTGATCTCCCACCTGAGCACCTTGCCAATAGGCATGTTAGTGTGGCCGTAGATGATTGTCCCTCCCCTCTCCATGAAGTCATACATAGCCCTCTCCAGCACGCCCACCGGGACTATGTCGTTCTGTAAGTCTTTGACCTCGACTGATGCGAAGCCAGCAACAATTCTTTTATCTGGGTCTGAAATCAACAAATGCTGTTTCGGCTGGCTCATACGATACACCTAGGAGATTATTCTTGAGGAGGGGCATTAATTTTGTTGTTTGAAGTCCGCTCCTTTGGCTTCTAGCTCACCCATGATTTCTGGAAGATCAACAAAAAGACTGTAGTTCCTCAGCACGAACATGACTGGGTAGTTGAGGAGGATGTCCCTGTTGGGTGTGCCATTAGAACAGGACAGCCTGGTAAGGTCTGCAAGGAAGTAATAGTCAGCCTCTCTGCACTCCTCGGGTTCATCATTTATCGAGACTATTGTTAGCTCATTGCCTATTGCCATGAGGACAATAAGCTTCAGCTTGTTGTCGTCCCCCCGGCTCCTATACGCCATGATAGGCTCTCTATAGTTGAGGAGAAGGTAGGTTAGGAACTTTCTAGCCTCCTGCTCCCCGTTAATGATGAGAATGATCAAGGCTCACCTCCCTTGCTGGAATCTTAATTATGGGTTAGGAGGGTAATGATTGAAAGAGTCTGGCTAGTCGAAAAAGGCTTCTCTTGCCTCCTTATACGGGCTTCCCTCCTCCTCCCCGTGGTACCAGAGCCAGCCGCAGAAAGCGTTGCAGTCGTCTGCTATCTCATTTTCCTTACACGCCTCAATACAGTTGCCCCACCACTTCTTGGGAGGTCTCAAATCATTAGGCATATGAGCCACCTGGCACATAATTCTTTTATGGAAACCAAAAAATCTCAGAGGTTTTGATGGAAAAATAGCTAGGTAAAATTCCTGAAAAACCCCCACGTTTTTCCTGGCAAATTTTGAATTGAAAATTCAATTGGGAAACAAGAAATTTGAATTAACACCTCAATCATCTGCAATTGAGGAGGGTTGGAGGGATAGGGGTTTGAATGGAAAAACAAAGATTATGTTATTTCCTCTGTTCTGGATTCAGGAAGTATCCCGGGCTCCCCTGAAACCCTCTGTCCGCCTCCCTCATACCTGGGATACTCTCCAGCCCCTTCGGGAGCCCCGCTAAACCCTTCCCATATTGACCCGCTAAAGAAGCTTCTAGGTCTCGCCAACCTGCTGAACCATGGTTCCTGCTCCTCTCCCTCCTCTTTTCCAACTATCTTGAACTCTATCTCGCCTCTCTCAGTGAACTCGACCTCAACCTTGTAGCCCATGCCCTTCAACCTCTCAATCATGTCTAGCTTTGCCTGCTGGATCTCCATGAAAGTCCTCTCATCCCTGAGCTCGCTCGGGGCTAGTTCGAACACCCAGTCATCCACACCTAACTGTCTGGAGAGCCATGGGAGGATTTTATCGTTGAACAGCCTCTGCTCCATCTCGACAGCCCTGTTGGTCACCAAGATCTGCATCACATCCCTGCCCGCCCCATAGGACTCTCCCAGGAATATGGGCATGACTCCATACAGGGCAGTGATGGCTCTCCTCAACTCCTCCCTGTAATCACCAAAATCTATATCCCTGAGCTCAAACCCTATATCGATGTATTGGACCTCTGACTCAGCGGGCAGGACTAGGGGAGTGAGCATGTGCGGATTAACTCTTGCCACCTCCATCATTTTCAGCCATGCCTGCTGTATCTGCTCCGGGGAAACTCCCTTGAACAGCAGAATGCCCCTGGGGCTCCTCATCAGGTGGTAGCCCATGAGGATGAAGTAGTCCTGCCTCATCAGGATCATTGCCTTCATCCAGATGGTTGCCAAGGGGGGATAGCCGTAGCCCAAACCATAGGTGAACTTCTTAATGTGGAGGACCTCTCCCTCGGCATAGTAGGTTGTCTCTCCTCCTGCCTTGACGAATGAGAAATAAGCGGGGAGCATCTGCCTGTTGCACTTGGGGCACCTGGGCATGTCGCCCTTCTCGCTGAGCTCCTCAACCTCCCCTCTCTCAACCTCAACCAGGGTTTCCCTGTGAGCGGGGCAGAAGAAGGCGAACTTGCCAGGGTTTAAGACACCCATCCTGCCTTCCTTGTTCATGACCAGCCTCATGCCCCTGGGGTCAGCCCTGATTATCTCGACAGGCTCAGCACCAATAAGCCTTCCATCCTCGTCGTAGTAGTAGTTTTTGATCACGACCAAGTATGCGTTGTCCACTACGTTAATATCCCAGTCGATAGCCTGGAGGACGTCTATCAGGGACTCATCATTCCTGTTGGCATCCTCAACCACCTTCTCCAGGAACACCCTGTTAGCCTCGTTGGGCTCCACAAAGGTCTTAGATCCGCAGACAGGACAGACGGCAACATACCGATGGAACTCGGTGCCACAGTTAACACACTTCAGCTCATACCTCTTGACAACCCTCACTCCCTTCCTGAACGTCTCCTGAATGAGGGCACGGATGGAAGTCCTTATTATGTCGTTGTTGTATGCCAGCTCATAGTAGAAGTTGAGGGGGATGGCGTAGATAGGGGTGGCACCTGCAAAAACTAAGCCAAAGGGGACATATCCGCCCGTGGGCCTAGAGTCGTAAGTCACTAACCCAGCAGGAGACTCCTCTCTCTGCTCCCTCCTTCTAAATCTTGCCAGGGATAACAGCCTCTGGACAAGGCTCATAAATCAATCACATAGATTTTATTTCCAGTATCAGACTTAACAACCACTAATTGAGAAGGTTGGCTCCTGAACCCCATTGTTTTTGAGTATTCGTCATCACTCAGGAAGGTCCCATTGAGATAGATCCAGACAAAGTCATAGGCAACCTTCGGGACATGGAAGTGCCCGAAATAAGCCTCCTTCAACTCCTTGTTGGCGATCGCATGATTAGACACAAACTTCCTGATCCCATAGTCCGGAATGCCCTGGTATGAGTAGATCCTTGGGGGAGGGGGATGGCTCAACAACACGAGCTCTCCATCAGGTAGCCTAAAATAGTCATGATGCTTCTTGCTTACGACTGCTGACCGACCCATGAACCTCTTTATCTGGAGTAGGTAGAAGTAGTCGTAGTTCCCGTGCTCCTCGTTGCTAGTCCTCCCGTGGTTCCCGACAACCCCGTAGAACATGTCAGCTATCTCGAACAACTCTCTGGTCAGGTCGAAGGCAACATCCACCTGTTCGTTGGGGTCCAGCTCCTGCTCATACTCCTGCCTCGGGTATATGTCAGAACCATCGACATAGTCCCCGAGCCCCAGGATGACTAATTTACCCCCATTCTCGCTGATAATCCTGGTTAATGAGTCCACATACTTCTTGACCCTGTCCCTGAGGATGTTCACGTTGAAGCTCGGCGTCTTCCTGCCCACGTGGATGTCCGATAAAAGGGCGACAACCTGTTTTACACCAGAGATCCCGGGCTCCGCCACAGGCTCATCTTCATCCGTGAGGAGAGAGATGCACTTGTCAATGTTTTTTGCCCTGATCAGGGAGCCAGCCTTCTCCACACAGTTCATCAGCTCCAGTACCCTCACCATGAACCTGACAGTCTTATATTTCAGCCCAAGCCTGTCCGCTAGCTCCCTCATTTCAACTGGAGTGCTTGCTTCTTTAAGGAGCATTACATAGTCTAGAGTATTTGTATGTGTCAATTGCCCCATCACCATGAATCATCATGCAATTTGATCTTTTTAAACGATTAAATCATTTCATACTTCTTCTTCAGCCCCTCGATTGCCTCAACATAGGACAGGTAATGCTCGTAGGGTTTGAAAGAGTAGAGGATCCGGCCCCCGTCAAAGAGGATCCTGCTTACGAGGTGCCTCGCCATAGCCCTCTCCATCACGGCATTGACAAGCAGTCCGGATATTGAGGTGCCCTCGGGGTTGAGCGTGTATTTTTTGAAGAACGGCCTCCCGGGAACCATCACCATCTCCCCAAGTCCGGTTAAAGGGTTGGTTTTGGCGGCAAGGTAGAGTCTTTGGTCTCGAGACTTGATGTAGTCACCATCCCTGCTCAAAAGGAAATAAGTGCCAGAGGGGTATTCTGGGAACAGGTTGACATCCCCGTAGTCCTCCAGGACGTATGTCTCAACTTGTTTGCTGTCCACTGAGTCATCCTCGATGTAGAACACTTTGACAGCGTCCATGACCACGAGGAAGTATGAGCCATCCCAAACAGTCTCATCCCTGAACGTGAGGACAAGCCTGTCTTTCTCTTCATTAGCCTTGGTGTCCACGCTGTAGTCGCACCCCAGCACTTTCTCCGACCCGACCTCCCCCCTACAGCAGAGCCTGGCAATGACTCTATATCTCGTGGGATTGTCCCCAGAAGATGTTGGTACGTCAGGGGCTATTTTCCAGACCGTTATATCGCCGTGTAGCTTGTAGTCCAGGGCAACGCAGGCCTCAAGATACTCCCTCCCGAGACAATTGGTCTCCGAGGGAGACGCCCACACTATCACGCTGACCCTGGAAGGCTTCGTAGCAACCTTTATCCTCCTCCTCTTCAAGAGGCCGGAGCTACCTATCGAGGTTGGGACTGCATCGAAATCCATGCTGTCATCCAGGATGGTCACGGGGGAGAAGGGGTCGTAATACCCGTCAACCATGGCGTTGGACTTGACAGCCACAAGTATGGGGGTAATCGTCCCGACATAGGTTGATACGCCCGTGAGTTCCAGGGTGCCGAAGTGGAATGAATAGTCAACGCTGTTCCCGAATATCTTAGAGAGAAGGACGCTGAACTTGTTGGCTGTCTTGGGCTCAACGAAGAGGTTCACCTCGAAAAACCTGGGCTGGTATGAGATCCCGAGCCCTGTGGAGGAGTTAATCCTCGACACTGCCCCCGAGACCAGGCTGGACAGCCTTGTTGCCTGGGTGATCTCGAGCCCAGCATCATAGAGCATTGTCAGGAAGCTGTCCACCTCGTATTCGTAAACATATTGGAGTGCCTCGCTCTTCACCGAGGACACGTAGCCAATGTCGACCGGTGTCAAATACCCTGTGCCCATGGCAGTAGAGTAGTGGAACATGGTCATGAGAATTGTTGAGCCAAGGGTCAGCCCAGCAGTAGTCCTGAAAGAATATACTGGGGGCTTGCCTATGAGCCTCTCCACCCTGTCAACCTGCCCTATGACTGGCTCCCAAGTCCCTCCTCCCACGTAGATGTATGGAACGAACATCTCCTACCACCACGAGGCACAGCTTTCAACATACCACTCGCTTCCAGTCCTCACACCAGATAAAGAGATACTGATTATTGTTGGCTTGCCTGGCATTGCCTTAAAGCTGAACTCGGATAATGCCAGCCCAAACACCCATCCTTCGTTCTCCGTGAGCTGGATGCAGAGGAAGTCTGCGACCTGGTATGCGTTCTTCCTAGTATAGAACCTCTGGTAATCCCTCAGGTAGTCGATGCATTGGTAGAAGTCTAGACCCAAGCTCGAGCAGTCTAGGACAGAGTCTATGCTGATGCTGGTCTTGGGTGCCGTGATAGTGGTTATGATGTTCTGGGTCTCACCGCTGAAGCCCAGGGCTGGGGGGATTATATCATGTAGGGATGCCCTGGATACTGCGTCAAAAGAAACCACCTTGCCCAAGTATTTCTTGCTGTCCCCATACCTGATGTAGAGGGAGCCCACCCCGAAGCCAATACTCCCTCCTCCCGCAAACGCCCCAAGAGGCTTGACGTCCTTATTTGACTCACTCATATACATCACCTCCTGATGTAGGCACTTTCAAGGGTTTTAATGCTCACGTTTACCTCGGGCTTCGATTTCGCCACATCCCTCCTCAGCTCCCTCACCTCATTTATCAGCTCAGCGATCAGGCTCAATAACTGAGAGCCATATGCCCCTTCAGACCCAGCCCTGGCACCTGCTTGGAGATAGAGGGTTGATGACGTCCTTCTTAATGCGGAGCCCAATTCCTCCAGGTGCATTATCACCCCGGGGTTCCTCCCAGTTAATGCGT